CCCAGACTCACTCTGCGGAGTCGAGCCTGGCCCAGTCAAAGCCTCAGAAGGTAGTCGCGGTACCCTCGCCTACGTCGGTAGAGTCCCCAAAACCGAGTACCCTCGTGTCCGTGGTTCCTCCACCTACCTCGACAGAGTCCAAGACCTCAGCTCCGCCTCGCCGCCACCGACGGCCAGCGCAGAAGAGCTCGAAGTCCACGACATCTGTTTAGAGGTCAGGACTTGGAGTTATCCACCCATGTCTGCTGCAGCAGAGCGTACTTCACTCTTCAACCAGTTTTCTCGCAGAACGGTTAATGATCCGAAGTATGACTTTGTTTACTACAACGAATTAGGAAAGAAGCTTGATCCTTTCTATCCAAAAGCACCTCATCCCTTGAGAGCCTTCGCTTCTTTTCCTTCATTATCAGAACTGACGCCGTTTATCGCTGAAGCAATTTCCTACGTCAAGCGTGATAGCTCTCCTGGAGCTCCGTTTGACCAGTTGTTTGCGGCGAATGCGGCTATTATCGACAGCTACTACGAAGACCTCACCAAACTGGTGTATGTTCGTTTGAAACTTTTGTCAGAGTATGTGTTTGATTCCTCACCCGACTTCAAAGTTCGCCCTTCGCTTCTCAATTTAGGTCCAGTTCCTTTAATCTATGGAGGTTATTGTGATCCTGTTCGCACCTTTGAGAAGTTCGAGCCCCACTCGGAGTCCAAGATGAAAACCCAACGCTACCGGCTGATCAACAACGTTTCTCTTCTTGACAAGATAGTCGAAATTGTCTTGTTCAAGAAACAAAACATTGCTGAAATAGCCAACTGGCACACCATCCCGTCTAAACCAGGCATGGGCTTCACTGATGCCCATATCAAGAGTATTCGGGCTCATTTTGAACATATTCCTGACCCTACTTCGTCTGACGTCATCGGCTATGACATCGCCCTTCGGGTTGAGATGATCATGGCAGATGCCTATCGTCGGATTCGACTTGGGTCAGTGATACACCCGTGGTTGAAAAGAGCCATGCTCGCAAGAGCTTGGTGTCTTTGTAATACCGTTTACGCCCTCTCTGATGGCTCTATGTACGCACAGGTTGATCCCGGATCCCAGTGCAGTGGCTCCAACAATACCTCGTCTACGAATTCGTGGACTCGAGCGTTGGCGGCTACAAGTGCAGGAGCTACTCACGTCTTTGCACAGGGAGACGACGCTATCGAGACTTACTCTAGCGTCGCCCCTGAGACTTATAAGGCGATGGGCATGCCTCTCAAGATGTATGAGCGAATTGCAGGCACAGAGTTCGAGTTTTGTTCTCACCTTTTCAAAGGTGATGGAGCAATTCCTCTGAACCATGCCAAGTCGCTTGTTAAGCTTCTGAGCAGAACGGGTTTGTCAGCTGAGCAGGTTGAGGAGGCGCTCGAGCAATTCTCTTTTGAGTATCGCTCGTCACCTCTTCTTGGTCGTTGTCTTGAGATTATTAGGCGTGTAGGTTGGGACCGCCAATATGACCAAGGGCAAAGGCCAGGCGGTGGTTGTGAGAGTTCCTCGCAACCGCCGTCGCCGGGGGGCAACCTCCGGCAAGTCCGCCGCGCTTGACCTCGTTGAGGTCAAGCGAGGCGCCAAGAAGGAATTGATAGTGGGGGCCAGCAAGTCAGCTGGCCGCCTTCTTGGCTCTATCATCGGACAGTCCGATGCTGGTGCTAGTGTCGGCTCCACTGTAGGTAAGTTTATTTCGCGTATCACCGGTCACGGTGAATATCGCTTGAATCACAACTCTATCTGCGAAGGCACAGCACCACCCACTTTCACTCAGAACGGCAAAGGCGTACGCATTTGTCACCGCGAATACATTACCCAAGTGGTTTCCGGTGACTCAGGTGTCCCAGGCGTCTTTACTCCGTTTCTTGCTCAGTCTTTCCGTGTGAATCCCGGAGACCCCACGACTTTCCCTTTCCTTTCCGGCATTGCCAACAGGTTTGAGGAATTTTGTGTCAACGGACTCTTGTTCGAGTACATTGCGTCTTCAGGAAATGCCACGGGTGCCAACACTGCTCTAGGTGAAGTCATTTCGGCGTTTGATTACGATGCCAATGAAACTCCGCCAGACAACAAGACAGAGCTGCTCAACAAGCTTGGCGCCGTTGAGCACGTCCCGTCAAAGAGCGGGCTGTATCCAATGGAGTGCGACCCCAAGTTGCTTCCATATCAGTGGTATTATATTTCCACCGTGTCCAATGAGACTATTGGCCAGGCTGACTCTGACGATGCTAGATTGAATGATCCGGCTATCTTCACTATCGCCACAATGGGCCAGCAGACCCCGGGCCAAGTGCTTGGGGACCTCTTCGTCACCTATGATATCACGTTCCGCATTCCTACCGCCGATATTCCGTCGTTTTACGGCGAAGGTATTGGTAACACTGGTGTTTCCACTGTCGCTCGTCCCATGGGCTCTCTGAACACGATTTATACTCGTGGCCAGATTGCAGCCTATGCGATCTCCGACACTGTGCTGTTGTTCACCGAACCAGTTGAAGGAATTTTCGTCTACAATTTCAGCGCTGCTGTTACAGGCGTTACATTCAACATCAGTGTTCCCGCTGGCCAGGATGGTGCAGTCACTTTGATAGGAAATCCAGTATCCTATGACGCTGCCGCTCAGACAGGTTCGATTCAGTACTTCTTTCGCGTCGCCGCAGGATCTACTTTGCTGTTCAATACAGTAGTTGGTCCTGCGTCTTGGAATAGCAAGCTATACCTAGCGGCTTATCCCTACGGATCGCAGTACTTCCCTGCTCTTCTTACAACCCAGCCTCATCGCAAGGTCAGTAAGCACAGATCTAGGATGCTGAAGGGCGGTACCCCGTACAAGCCAGACCCGGCCGACCAGAATCAATTCCCGTGGTTGTCAGGGCTTGCCAATCGTTATGGCAGGCTGCTTCCACGCAGTCCCCAGGCGCTACCTCAACCGGCTTCTTTGCCAACTAAGGAGCCCCCGGGTTATGTCGTCGTCTAACTTGTGCTTACCGCCAGCGCACCCACCTTAATGGTGCGCTTTATAAATTAACCGAAAGGCAAATCCCACAAGACAGTGAGA